TTTATAGTAAGTTTTTCTTATATTTGCTCCAATACCAAGATTTCTTTCAAATATTTCCACTTCTGATACAGAAGCAGATGTTCTTAGATCTGTTGATTTTGTTATAGTTTGTCCAATCAATAAAGATGGATCACCACTAATTGCTTCAGCAATAACAACTTCTCTACGAATATACTCAGCACTAGAAGGTTTAATTAACCTCTCTTCTAGATCCAATACCTCAGAATCTACACCATATAATACTTTGAATAATATATGAATTGATTCAGCAATACCTTTTGATTGATAGAAAGATCTTGCATGCTTAATAAAATTACCAACATCAAGACCTTCTACAAAATCATTATCTTCTAAACCAGGTAAAAAGGTTTTCTTAAGTTTATGATAAAACTCTTGTAAGAAAAGTACGCTAAGATTAGTAACTGTAGAACCAGCAGTGTGTTCATTAGAATTTGTTTCCTCAAATACTAAATCTTGCTTGTTTGTATTATCTAAAGATGATGATATATCAATACCAAAACCAGTAATACCACTAAAACCACGTATACAACCAGAGAAAGTAGTATCTGTTTTACTTGTATAAGTGATTATTTCATCATTAATCTTTAATAATCCATATACATCAGGAAATCCTTTTGTAGATTCAACTGTAATTATCTTATCAGTCTCATTAATTACAGAAGTAAGAGATGTAGTTCCAATAATAACTTCAGGAACTAGATTATCTGCCTTAAGATAACGATCAAAATTATCAATTAAATCGGTTGGACCACCTTGAAATTCTTGCGAAAGATAATATTGTTTAAAAAACTCAGTTGCGTTTGGAAAATCAGATACTAAAAATTGAGGAAGTTGATTCTCAATTATAGTATTGACTTGTACTCTCTTATCGAAATCTAGACTCATATTAATTTCTCTCTAGTTCTCCGTTTGAATAACTTGATGTGTAATAATCTCTAGAGAACACGATTCCTGATACATCTTCGCCAGAAGCAATTACATCCTTAACCATATTTATCTTACTATTAGAAACATCAAAACTAAGATATAAGTCCTTCAAACCAATTACATCATTTGAATCTGGGAATGCTTGTATCTCAACAACATCATTAGCAGCAACAGTTGATACTATATTAATTGTATTGATTATTATTTCACCTTTTTTATAATCAACTGTACCAACAGATTTAGCAATAATCTTAAATGTACTGTTCTCATCTTTAGAAACAATACTTAAAACACCTTTCATAGATCCATCTAAGTTACCTTTAGCATCCTTATTAGGAACATCGGTTAGATAAACAACCTTTTCATGCCCAATAATCTTAAATCCAGTACTCTTAATGTTATATCCTTCAGAGTTAATAAAGAATCTATTACCAAAACATAGTTCATACTGAGCATATTGATTCAGAAGTGCCTTTAAATCCCTTCTAATACGTACTTTAGTGATGTTTGATGTAATACCATTATGAACTCTATCGATCAACTGAACCGTTTTACTGTGCTTGAACCTACCACCAAACTTATTAATATCAACTGTATTAGAATAAGTGGTTAAAGCATTTGTAATTTTAGTCTTTAATGTATCTGGAGTAGCAACTTGTGATGTGTTATAATACACAGTTGAATCAATCTCCACATATAGCACCTTAAGATCAACAATCTTTGAGTTAATACCAGCAATAGCGTAGTTCTTTAACTCATTTTTAATGAATTGTTTATCAAAATCAGATACATAAGTACCATTTTTAGGTTTAATACTGATCCTAACAGTACCAAATTGAGGTGGATCCATTTCTTCACCACCAACTACTGCTACAGATTCTGTCGCAGGGTATATCTGTGATATTATTGCCTCATAATCCCTTGGTGTAACCGCCCTGTATTGTGCGGAATACATCCGAGGAGCCATATACTTGATAGAGTTGATGTTCTCTATGTTAGAACCGTTTACAGCACCATTAATGGTAGTAATAGATACGTTCTGTTTTGGTATCTTAGTTGTTCCATTTTGATCAATAATGGTTCCTTGGAAGTCAAATGCCTTAGCACCGTTACCTCTAGCACCATCTGTTACAATATAACGTGCTATAATTTGATTATTATTCTCTAATTTCTTACCAAAGAACCCATCACCAAATAAAATCTCAAATTTTTCGTCCTGAATCTCTTGAATTAAGAAAATTTCCGAATCTTTGCTTAAATTTAGGATGTTATCGATCTTTTTAAATTGTCTTCCTAACCCAGATGTATTGTTCTTACTTACAAAAACAGTGATTGTGGAGCTATCTATCTGAGGATTATCTAAAATAAAGCGTTGATCTTGGTTTGTCATCACAAGAAACGAACTTTCAACCAAAGTTCCTTGATAAGTAGTAATAGGATTGGTTTGAGTACCAAAAGTAGCAACTCTACTTACGCTACCATCCTCATTTGTAACATTTTCAACGATTGCACTGATTGATTCGGGTATAGAGAAGCGATATGTACTCTCATTTGCTTGTCCAACCGCTACTAAACCAGGTTTTAGTGTAACAAAAGGTACTTGAGAAGCCTCATCATCAATTTCTACACTAAAAGTAATAGATGCCTTAGCAGCAGTATTAGATCTAGGTACATATCCTATGTTTCGTGCCAAAGAAACCACATTTTCACGTAATGTAGCAGAGTCTAGGAACGATTCATTCGCAACTAAGTTCGCATTAAAGGAGTTAATATAGGTATTATACGCTAAAGTATCAATTAAGATCGAAAAATTAGATCCCTCAAAGTCAAAATCCTTGAAATTAGAGTTCGCTGCCAGATAATTCTTTATCTGTGCCTTAATTTGATCAAAATCTAAGTTAGTAAACTGTGTAACTGGCATTATTTTATCTGGTTGGTTCTAATATGAACGAAAATGACTGACGAGGGGCATCTAAACCCACAATATCAAAGAAAACTGTAACTTCAAAAGCGTTATCATCAGGTCTAGGATCAATATCAACTGCTACTTTATCAACTCTAGGCTCATGATTCTTAATTGTATTCAATATTTGATCCTCTATCGCTATCGCAATAGGCATCGTATAGTTCTCAAAGAGCAATGCACGTACTTCAGATCCAATCATTGGATTAAAGAAACGTTCAGAAGGTATTGTTTCTACTAAGTTTCGTACCGCACGAGTAATCGCACGTTCATTCAGTAATACAGGTAGATCTTTAGTAATTGGATGGGGTAAAAAGGAGAAACTAATGTCCTTAAATCCTTGTGACCTCCTTACATTCTCTATTGGCATTCAGAGTAGATATACTTTCCTCTGGTTATTTATGCCACGACAAAAAAAAGCACCCTTTCGGGTGCTACTTGCCTTGTCCTCTGTATCTTTTACGAGCCGAGTTACGGGATGATGCCGCATATTTTGTATGTTTGCCCGTTCCTTGACGAGTCTTTTTCGGGGTTGCTTCTACATACGAGCCGCCTAAGAGACCGCCACCTTTCATTTTTGCCATTAGTCTTTAACAATAGTAGTGTGTACATCACAAGGGTTAGGAGTACCATTGTGATAAAATTCTTGAGCAAGATCTTCCATAACATCAAAGTACTCAGATTCACTTAGTTTCTCGTGAGTTAACTTATCTCCTATTGTAATGTTATAGCGTTCCATTAGATTACCCGTGTTTTCTCATGCCCTACACGTATGCGAGGATCGCACCAGATCTCGAAACCTGCCTCCTTTGCATCCAAGCAGAATGAGACATCTTCGCCACACATATCCTGAACCTCGCCACTTTCAAAGACTTGCATCTTCGGAGCGAACCAAGGATATGGCATTTCTTTATGTTCAAATACACCTTTCTTGATAAGTAACCAACCAAAACCAGTGTAATCAACTGTAAATGGCTTCTTACGCTTACCAATGCTATCACCAGTTTCATGATTCATAACCCCACCATTCGTGCGGAAATCATCTTCTTCTAACCAATGAGCAACAGAAGTAGTCTTACCATCCTCTGTCATATACCAACCAGCAGCAATATCCTGTTCCATAAGAACTAACTGCCAGAACTTCTCTGTATTGAATACTATATCACTATCGATCCATAGTTGCCAATCATATGGTAACTTACCATCCCAAGGCATTTGATCAGGTCCTCTGAGAACATTAGCACCTAAACACTTACACCGTGCGAAGTTAACCATTGATGAATAATCTTGGGAGATCTGTATCGAAGCACCTGCTTGGACAAGATCAAAGCATAACTGTACAAAACTTTTCAAAAATGTATATGAGACATTTCTACCAGGTAAACAGAATACAACTGTTTTACCTTTAACTATCTCCTTAGCCTTATCGTAATCCCATTCTGGTTCCTTCTTTGGAGCAGGGGATTTCGCTTTAACTGTAAATCCTTTAGTCATTAAACCTACGTAGTTTATATCAATATTATATCAGTATATGTAGGTTTAGTCAACTTAAATTATATGGTAGTGATATCAGTAACTAGCATCCTCTGTTATCTCTTTATCATCAAGTACTACCTTCTCATATTCTATTTCATTCTTATAATATGAATGATATAACCTACCCCATATAATCTTAAATTCATAATCATCAAGATCCTTGAAAAGACACTCTCCTCTTAGATAGATGTGATATGTGTTAGTCTTCGTATTCTGTAATGATAAGTTCATCGCCATCTGTTCTAAAAGTTAACTCTGTATCTTCATACCAACCCTGATCATTCACGATCCATTCAGGTATTCTTACCAAATATTCACCAGATACTGTATCAATCTCTATGGGGCGTTTTTCATCAGGGTTATTTTTTTGCATTCTGTGGATTATGATTTTCCATTATATATCACTTTTGAATTATTAGCAAGTCAACCCTGTGGGCGTTTTTTAACAGGGAAAAAAATTTGAGTTTCATTGGAATATTGTTCTCGCTTCCGTAACACTTTGTAGGTTAGGGGTTCCTTTCGTTTTTATATCGGGCGGCATCGGCAACGCCCCCACCACGGGGGCACTGCCAAATCACGAACCCATTAGGGGTCAGGTCGCACTGCCTTCCAGCACCATTGCCCTGCGGTCTGCCCTATACTGTCTTTTAGCACGAGCGACCACACTGTCTAAGTCTTTCACCATGCACTTACCCAGACCTCCTGCCTTAGTAAATGTCATGCCTCCACCTGATGATGCTCTCAGAACATGCCCCTTGATATTTGTATCAGTTGCTCTTACAGTTCCGATTGCTCTATTCATAGAGTGCTTTTGTTTGGTACTCATTTATTATAAGAGGGTAAAGAACAAAATGGGGGAACCGTGTGCCAGTTCCCCAAGTGTCACAACTTATACGTTGTTGTTGAAAACATACCCGTCAATGGTTATGCTATAGTCCCAATGGAATTGTTCTGCGATTACTTCCCAGTCAATTGCATTCTCTATAAAATGAGGCACGTCCTGCAGGTCACCGCAGTCGTCAACCATCTGTCTTGCAAAGTCTTCCATGCCATCATATTGCCCTTGATATGCTTCAAGAACTGACTCAACATAACAAACGTCGCCTTGCTCTTCAATGTAAGCATGAGTCACGTCGTCGCCCACTTGCTCACATGCATCAAGGTACTCCTCAAGGTATTCAAGGTCATAAGCGGAATATCTGTCAACAAACTGCTCAACTTGCTCCCTGGTGACCTCCTCCTCAAGTAATAGGTTTGAAGTCTTACGGATGGCAGTTGTAAACATTGTTGCATCTTCCATCTCATCCTCAATAAGAGCGATGCACCATTGTACATGCTCTAACCATTCTGTTGTCCAATTTGCTGTTGAAAGAGTCATTTGAATGTTCTTTTGATTGTGGGGTTATTGTTCCCCGTGCACCTATATTAACCTCGGTTTCTAAGGTGTGCCATACTGAGTGTGACAGTTTTAAAAGTGGCACAAATTGATTGACTTTGGTCGCTGCTGGACTATAATGAGTATAACAACCAGAAGAGGAGCAGGGTCGCTCTGATGACAAAAATGTTCGACACTCAGGGTGTCGTCTTTTTTTTATAAAAGACCAAAAAAAGAGACCTAATGGTCTCTTAAGTAAAAGGCATTTTCCCAACATTGGGTCTCATGCAGGTCATTTAATGTTGCGATGCAGTTGTTGACCATGCGTCTTATGACCTGCCTGGTTGGTGTTGAAGCATAGTCAACAGTAAAGGGTGCATACTCTTTAATGATTCGATTGACGCATATGCTGACGTCGCTGGTTCCGATTGAGTCAACGTCTGTGAACATAAAGTCAACATTGTCAGAGATGATTTCAAAAAGCATGAGTTTAAACCCGTGTTTGTATGTCTTTATTGTATAGGGTAGAGTGAGGACTGTCTACCCTATAAACCTTTAATAATCGTTAAGAATAGAAGTCCGTCGTCTGGGTGCATTAAGATTGAATTCTAATTGCTCTGCAGCGACTTCCTTCTTTGCTTTATCCTTGTCGAATGAGTAGACAGGGATTTGCCAGGGTGTGATGCCTTCGTAAAGTGCCATTAGAAGTCTCTTAATAGGTTTGCAGTTTCTGCATCCATCTCTTCCCTTGG